TCTTTCTAGGTATTCTCATTGATTGAGTTAAATTTAAAATTTTTCCTTTTTGTGTAATAAAGGAATCTACATCCGCTCCTGCCCATCTAAATATTGCCTGGTCATCATCCCCTGCAATAAAGGAATCTTGTGTATTAAAACTGTCAACCATATCCCATTGCATTCGAGATAAGTCTTGCGCCTCATCGACAAACACTACTTCAAACTTAGGAGATTTATCTGACTTAACAAAATCTAGTATCATGTCATTATAATCTATAAGTCCATATTCTTTTTTATATCTGTCTAGTTCATTAGCTATAATAAGAAGTTTATCATATTCTAATTTTTGAGTATGTTCTTTTAAATTAAATTGTTGATCTAGTGTAATGTTTCTTAATTTTGCAAGATTAATAATTCTTAGGTAGTCGCTTTTTGTAGTAAATAAACCAGTTTCTTCATCATCATAATCATTATAATCTATAGGTATTTGAATTTTCTTTCCTAAATCCTCATAATGTCTACGTTGCATAACATTTTCTTTGTTAATTCCTAAACGTCTGAATGCTAGTGAGTGTAAAGTTCTAAAATATGGAAGATCATCTTCTGTTAAATTAAACTTTTTAACAGCTCTATCTTTTGCCTCGTTCGCTGCTTTTCTAGTAAAAGCAAAATAACCTACTTTATCTGGATCAGTTTCTTTTAAATAATCATCCACTTTATTTAATAACGTATGCGTCTTTCCAGTTCCTGGTGGTCCTAATACAATAGTTTTCAAAATGAATCCTTCGGCTTAAGTTGCTTTTGGTTATAAACTTTTTCTGGTTTTTCAAATGCATCTACTATCATAACGCTTGGTCTTTTCTTACCAATATAAATTCTGTCATCTTTACAACCACAATGTTGTATTAATAAATCTTGAGTAGTTTGGTGTTTTTCTGACCATTTTCTTCTTTGTAAATAACCATGAAAAAATTTGTTAAATATAAAATGATGTTTTCCTTCTGAGGTCCACACATTTCCTAAAAATATTTCTTCTTTGTTTGTTGTTGCTGCTGAATCATTAGTACAATATTCTTCCAAATGATCTTTTAATTGTTCAATCAGTGATGATCCAATTGGAGCCTTTATAATTTCTACTCCTGCAAGCAACATATCTGTATATTTTTCAAATTCTTTAATGGTAATTCTTGGTGGTTTTCTATTAATTTGTTTTGTAACTGTTCGTCTAAACAATCTTTGTTCTAATAAAGAATCAATAGTGTCTAATTTTACTCTTTCTCCATCTACATTTACCCAATAATATGGTTCATCTAATTCTACTTTTTGTAAATCACTCAGAGTAGGAAATACTGATTCTCCCCCTATTCCAAATTTTCTGGTTTTACATAACAGTTTATCACAATGGTTACACATTGGTTCTTCATTACATTTAAAACCTAAATCTTTTTTACTATGAAACTTTATTTTATCTTGAATAACTTTATCTTCTAGAGGTGTAATAAAATGATTGTAATTAAATTGATTTATTTTTCTAGGCCATTCTTCTGGCCATTTTCTTTTTGCATATTGAATGAACTGATAAATAACTCTATCTCTTCCATCATCTAGTTTGCTTTGTGTTAATGATTCTAAACAAGGAGGACCGTCACTAAATTCTGATTGTGGTCTTTTAACTTCTAATTTTTCTAATTGTTCTGGTGTCTGAACATTTCTTTCATATAATCCATAAAAGCCGTTAATACTAGCAGCATTTCCATTTTCAAGAAAGGCATATCTTGTTGTATCATCACCATTAAAGTATGGTAAATTTAAAAAATTTCCTGTATCATCTTTCGATTTTAATTCTATTTGTTTTGGAAATACTTCTGATCCCCCATAACCTAGCACAGCACTAACTGATAGAAGTTTATCTCTCATTAGTTTTGCTTCAACAGGAACTTTTGTAAATAAAAACACATGAGCCCCACCTGATTTGGATCTAAATACTACTAGTGGTAATTTTAATAATTTAATTTTGTTAATTAATTTTTGATGGTCAAATCCTGCATAAGAATCTATATCAATACAGCCCCATCTACATTTGTTATCATCATTAATTGGAATAATACCTAAACTTGGTTCTTTACCCTGTAAGTGAAATAGCCAATGGTCATCAATAACTTTTTCTCTTGTTACAAATGATTTGCCTTTTATTTTTTGACCGTCCTCACCTTTTTTGTCAACATAAGTGACACCACGTGCTCGGTCTAATCCTTGAAATATACTTTTAAAATTTTCTACTGACATAAAAATTCAAGTGGGCGTATCCACTCTCGCTTAGACGCCCACTACCTAGGATTCGGTTAGTATGGTGTACTTGAATTTTCTTCAGTTCCGTGTTTAACTTTAACCTTACCTTTGCTAATTTGTGTAGCAAAGTTTTTGGAAAGTTCATACACTCCTTTGTTTTCAACTGGGCCAACTTTAGTCACATCCCATCCAAACCAAGTTCCTTTGTCATTAGACATCTGAACGGTTTTTAGATTATAAATGTGGCTATATGTAGGCGGTGTAAATAAACCATTTTTACCTTGAAGTTTAATACCCATCATCATTGAGTTCCATTTTCTACTCACTTTTAATTGAGTAGCTTTCATAGAAATCAAAGCTGAAGATGGACTACCATTCATAAAAATAACATAATGATTAGCTGTATTTTCTAAATAGTTTCCATTAGGTAAACGATCTTTAAATGATTTATCTCTAGTAGTGCTACTAACAATATCACTATCAGCATCATGAATAGCTACAGGAGAACCTTGACTTGCGCCTCTGTCCTGCCATTCCACGTATTTTCTTTCGTAAAAAACTGGAATAACATCTACTCCTTTTTTGCCATCAAAAAGTTGATTTGTGACAGTGTTAAATATCATTCCTGGTTCTGCACCCTCAATGAATTTTTCATTCATCTTGTTTACTTCAGGAGATAACTGCCCTAAGACTTTCAAAAATGGTAACGCAAGATCTTCCTGCGTCATATTTTGAGAGCCAGCATTTGCATCTGCTTCGAAAATATTCGTAGACAGTGCACCTGCATTTGTTTTAGTTGTTACATTGTTCATGTTTATTGTTTCCTTTTTATTGTTGTTTTATTTCCAACAAATATGTTGAAAAGTTCCGTTGGCATGTCTTTACCTGCCTCAGTACGCTCACGGACTAGCGCTTTCAGAGTCATGGGCTCAACCTTCAACTTTTGTGTTGGCTGAAACCCACGCTCTTGTGCAAGAGCAGTATAATCAGCTGCCTTGTTTTCTTCGTTGCGACCAAAAGACACGGATATCTCGTTTTTGATTATGTCTCCTAGTCCATTATCACGAAGCCATTTAAACGCCTTTTCTTTATTAGCTACAGTAATGTTCGCACTGTAAAAAGGCTTAACATCCACTGAAGATCCATCCATAAGTTTTAAATGAGATAAACCCATTTCTGCCATCATGGTTGGAATTACTTCTCCAGATAAATGTTCTAATTTCTTTTTTGAACTCTTCAAATTTTCTTCTTGGTTTTCTATACTCCTTTGAAGTTGTTCTAGTCTTTCAACTTGATCTGCAAGAGACTGAATATTATCAGTTTTTTTAATGACCTCCTGCTGGTCTTTTTCAAAATCAATCATCTAATTCTCCTTTCTCATATAAGTTAATTGATATGGGATAATATTTTCTTTCTTGTTTATCCCATTTTAGTAGATTGTATTTTCCATTTGTAATATCAGAAACTATAGAACATGCGACTCCTATTATTGCAGGATCACCTGTAAGTAATAAATAATCTTTTGTATTAAAATTTTTTAATCCTTGTCTTAATTTATAAATTAATGGACCAGGAGAAAAAATAATTTGAGAAAATTCTGGTAATAAAAATTTAAATTGACCATATTGTGATGCACCTATGATATTTATTTTTGGATTACCAGCTCTAGTCCCAGTTATTTCTTGAATAACGTATACAGTTTGGACATGTGTATCTTTTATGTTGTCGTATTTCATAAAACTATATTTTCTTCTTTCATGTCTTGACATATAGTGGAATATCCCTTATATGTCAACCCATAGAAAGAAAAATTATGAATTATAAATTTAAGACAAAGCCATATAAGCATCAATTGACTGCTTTAGAAAAGTCATGGAATAGGGAAACCTATGCTTATTTCATGGAAATGGGTACGGGGAAAACTAAGGTTCTTATAGATAATGCTGCAATGCTCTATGATAAGGGTAAAATAGATGGTGTCCTAATTGTGGCACCAAAAGGTGTTGTTAAAACTTGGCATGAACAAGAGTTGCCAATACATTTACCAGATCATATAGAAAATGTGTCTGTTTTATGGCAACCAAATATATCTAAAAAACAACAAGAAAAATTAGAAAGTTTATTTGAGATAGAAACAGCTCTTCATATTTTAGTAATGAATGTTGAAGCATTTAGCACTCAAAAAGGAACTGATTTTGCCTATAAATTTTTATCTTCACATAATACTTTAATGGCAATAGATGAAAGTACCACTATTAAAAATCCTAAAGCACGGAGAACTAAAAATATACTTAAATTATCAACAAAGACGAAATACAGAAGAATAATGACTGGTTCCCCCGTTACAAAAAATCCATTAGATTTATATAGTCAATGTGAGTTTTTAAGTCCTTGGTTATTGAACTTTGCTTCATATTATTCTTTTAGAAACAGATATGCAGAAATGAAATCTTTAAATATAAGAGGTAGATCAATACAGGTAGTGGATAAATTTAAAAATTTAAATGAATTATCCGATCAATTAAAAGGATTTTCTTATAGGGTTTTAAAAGAAGATTGTTTAGATTTACCAGAAAAGAATTGGACTAAAAGACAAATTTCTTTGTCTCCAGATCAAAGAAAAATATATACCCAAATGAAAGAAACAGCATTAGCACACTTAAATGGTAAAGTAACATCCACCATGACTGTGTTAACTCAATTAATGAGATTGCATCAAATTACATGTGGTCATTTTACTGCTGATGATGGTACTACGCAAGAAATAGCTAATAATAGAATTAATGAATTAATGAACGTTTTAGATGAGTTAGAAGGAAAAGCAATCATATGGGCAAATTATCAACATGATATTAGAAATATTATTAAAGAAGTTGTTAAGGTCCATGGTCCAGGCTCCATTGTTGATTATTATGGGTTAACTCCTCAAAATGAAAGACAGAAGAATAAGAATGCCTTTCAGAATAACCCTAAAGTAAGATTTTTAGTAGGCACACCTCAAACAGGTGGCTACGGTTTAACACTTACCGCAGCCAACACTGTAATCTATTACTCTAATGGCTATGATTTAGAGAAAAGACTCCAATCAGAAGATAGAGCCCACAGAATAGGTCAAAAGAAAAATGTCACGTACGTTGATATTATTGCAGAAGACACAGTTGATGAAAAAATCGTCAAAGCACTTCGCAATAAAGTTAATATTGCTTCTCAAGTACTAGGAGAAGACTTAAAAGCTTGGATATAGTCCAGTAAAACGTAGGACTATACGCGTAGCGCGCGCAAATTTTCAAATTGACT